CAGATTAACTGTCTGCAAAAGATGCGAACACTATTCTATTTTTAGAGTTTGTAAAGTATGTAAATGCTTTATGCCTTTAAAAGTCAGGGTGAGCGGGGCAGACTGTCCCGAAGATAAATGGGGAAAATTATGATGGAAATAATGATGAAATGCAAAGGCTGGGTTATGGCTCGGTTAGCAGAAAGAACGTCTTGGGACGGAATAACAATTGTAGGCGGCAGTATTTTAGTAATTATTGGTATGCCAATAATAAAAATGCTTGCTTGGCCAGCTTTAATTTACGGTGTTTGGACACTACTTAAAGAAGAAGGTCACGTATAGTGCCTAAAGGAAAAGGAACTTACGGTAAACGTAGAGGGCGACCTAAGAAAAAGAAACGTAGCAAGAAATAAATGCCAATCGCTAAAACAAAAACAGGTTGGAAAATAAAAAATACTTCTGGAGTTTCTAAGTCCAAAAAAGCTGCGAAGCGAAGACTTCGTGCTATTAAATGGGCAAAGAAGCGCAGGAAAAGACGTAGAAATACGTAGGAGAATAAAATGTCATTAAAATTTTTAGGACCAGAGGCAGCTTGCGGAGTTAACGTAGGTGCAGCTTCTACCTTTTTAAATGCATTGGATGTAAGGCTAGTTAATAGTGGTAGTACTAATAGAGTAGTTACTATTGCTAACTCAGCAGATACAACTTTAGCAACTTTCACACTAGTCGCAGGCGAAGTGTCGATTGTTAGAAAAAATACAACTGATCAAATTTTTGCAGCACACGCCGAAATACTCGGCTCACCTGTAATTACAGAAGGATAGCTAGTGTTTTCAGAATTTAAAAACAATAACTGGCTTCACCAAGTTGGTGAAGTCTGTATAACAACTTTAGAGCTTTTAGAAGAAAAAGCAGATTCAGTTGGTCATGTTTCACACGCAGATGAAACAATGAAAGAATTATGTATAGGGTATTTATATCTTTTAGGTCTTTGTGATTCTCAAGGTCTCTTATTAGAGAAGAATTTACCAGATGCCGTTAAGAAAAATATTACTATACACTAATGTTAGATATAAGTAGAAAAGATATATTAAGTAAGTCTATGATGGACTTTAATCCTACAGAAAGGTTTATTAAATTACCTATAGACTCATATCTTGACCTACTTGGAGTCTCACCTAATTCTGCTCAAATAGCTTTAATCAATGCTATTAACAATCCCAAATACAGATTTGTATGTGCCGCTCTTTCAAGACGGCAGGGTAAGACATATATAACTAATGTTATCGGACAATTAGTATCACTCGTGCCTAATTCACATATATTAATTATGTCACCCAATTACGCTTTATCCCAAATCTCATTCGATTTACAAAGACAGCTTATTAAGCACTTTGATCTTGAGGTGGTAAGAGATAATGCAAAAGATAAAGTTATAGAACTATCTAATGGTTCTACAATAAGAATGGGATCTGTTAATCAAGTAGATTCTACTGTTGGGCGATCATATGATTTAATCATCTTTGACGAGGCTGCATTAGCAGACGGTAAAGATGCTTTTAATATAGCGCTTCGTCCAACTTTAGATAAGGAAAATGCAAAAGCCGTATTTATATCTACCCCACGGGGAAGAAATAACTGGTTTGCTGATTTCTATAATAGAGGTTATAGTGATGAGTTTCAAGACTGGGCTTCTATAAAAGCCACTTATCATGAAAATCCAAGATTTAGTGAACAAGACATTATAGAAGCAAAAAGGGCTATGTCCGCAGCAGAGTTTTCACAAGAGTACTTAGCTGATTTTAATACTTATGAAGGACAGGTTTGGAATTTTGATTTTGAAACCTGTGTAGCTGATTTAAGCAAGTTAGATATTAGTAAAATGGATGTATTTGCAGGGCTTGATGTGGGATATAAAGACCCAACAGCACTCTGCGTTATAGCATATGATTGGGACGAACAAAAATTTTATCTTGTAAATGAGTATCTAAATGCAGAGAGAACTACTGAACAACATGCTAAAGAAATTCGACTATTAATTAATAAATATGATATTGACTGGATTTATATTGATTCAGCCGCTCAACAAACTAGATTTGATTTTGCTCAAAATTATGATATTTCAACAATTAATGCTAAAAAGTCTGTTCTAGACGGTATTGGACATACTGCGGGTATAATAGATAATGATTTATTAATTGTAGATCAAAGATGTAAAGAAGCACTATCATGTGTAGACCAATATCAATGGGATCCAAACCCTAATTTAATGAGAGAGAAACCAAAACATAATACGGCAAGTCATATGGCAGATGCTATAAGATATGCACTGTATACATTTGAGACTACAGCGACCACATTTTGAATTTAGACCAACCGAAAAATAAGTGTTGACAAAAAGGTAAAAATTTGGTATAATTTTTATTAAATAGGATATTATGAATTTAAAAAGAGATTTAGTCAAGTATGTTAGAGATAAGGCAAAATCAGGCTATCAGAAAGAGACTCAATGCTATATTTGTGGAGAAACAGAGAAGCTAGAGTTTCACCACTTCTATGGAATGACCGAGTTATTAGAAACTTGGTTGAAAGCACATAAAATGACTATAAATTCAGCAGATGAGATTATGGGGGTTAGAGAGACCTTTATTGACGAGCATCCTAAAGAGATTTATGATGAAGCTGCCACACTATGTAAATCCCACCATATGAGGCTGCACAGTATTTACGGGAAGAGACCGAAACTGGTAACAGCACCGAAACAAAAACGATGGGTAGATAAACAGAGGATTAAACATGGCATGGTATGATAGACTATTAGGTAGAAGCACGGAGGAGAAGTTAAATCCTGCGCAGAGCTTTATTTCAATGGGAGAAGGACTTACTGTAGATACTCGTGAAAAGAAAGATAATTATCGATCAGCTTACGAAGAGTTAGAAGTAGTTAATCGTGCCGTTAATATGATTGTAGATGATGTAGCGGATATTCCATTTGAGATTGGCGACAAGATTAAAGGCATCACACCAGTTAGAGATAATACTCGAAGAAGTCGTGTAGATTTAATACTCAATAAAGAGCCTAATCCTTTTCAAGACATTAATAGTTTTAAACGAAACTTAATTATTGATCTTTTAATAGATGGAAACATATTTGTTTATTTTGATGGAGCACACCTTTATCAATTACCTGCAAATAACGTAACAATACATAGTCATACTGAAACATATATTGAAAAGTTTGAATATGACGGTCATATAGACTATACCCCTAAAGAAATTATACATATTAAAGAAAACTCATTTAAATCAATCTATAGGGGTGTACCTAGGCTAAAACCAGCTTACAGAACAATGTACTTGCTGGATAACATGAGAAAATTTCAGGATAACTTCTTTAAAAATGGAGCTGTCCCAGGATTAGTACTAAAGAGTCCAAACACTCTTTCTGAAAGAATAAAAGAAAGAATGCTGCAGGCTTGGCAAACTAGATACAATCCTACAACAGGAGGTAAAAGACCTCTTATACTAGATGGTGGATTAGAAGTAGATACTTTAACAAAAATTAACTTTAAAGAACTAGACTTTCAATCTTCTATAACAGCCAATGAAAAAATAATTTTAGAAGCTATGGGTGTACCACCCATTCTTCTCGATGGAGGGAATAATGCTAACATTAGACCTAACCATCGACTTTACTACTTGGAGACAGTTCTCCCTATAGTAAGAAAAATAGGTTATGCCTTTGAGAGGTATTTCGGATTTGAACTTAATGAGAATGTTTCAGATATTCCAGCGTTACAACCCGAATTAAGAGATCAAGCTTCTTATTATCAATCTCTCGTAAACTCTGGCATAATGTCACCAAACGAAGCAAGGGACGCTTTAAATCTAGAAGCTCTAGATGGACATGATGATTTAAGAATCCCAGCTAATATTGCGGGTAGTGCAGCAAACCCCGAAGAAGGTGGGAAACCACCTCAAGATGAGGAACAAATAGATGGCGAATAGAAAAGCAGTACTAGAACAATTAGCAAATTACTTTGCTGATAAAGGACAGATGATGTCCCCCACAGAATATAAAACAGCAGTTGATGCACCAATAAGGTTCATAGTTGCAAAGAGACCTTTTGGATCTTGGTCTCGAATGCAAGGAATGATAAGAACCAATTTTCCAGCACAATGGGAAAAAGCAAATAAAGTTGCACCAGCTCCTGTAATTAAACCAAAAGCTGCAGCCCCTAAAAAGGTAGCTAAAGCTAAGGTAGCCCCTAAAAAGGCTAAGAAATAGGACTTATTATGAAAGAAAAAATATTTCATTGGACTAATACTTTTAAAGCACTAAATGAAGACGAAGACGGTAGTGTTAATATAAGAGGATTAGCAAGCACTAACTCTATTGATAGAGTTGGAGATGTTATAGAACATGATGCATGGACGAAATCGGGTGGATTAGAGAACTTCGAAAAAAACCCAATAATTTTGTTTAATCATGATTATAATAAACCTATTGGTCGTGCCACTTCTATGGAAGTGAATACAGACGGTCTGGAACTTGGAGCGAAAATCTCTAAGTCTGCAGGCGAAATTAAAGATCTAATAAAAGATGGTGTACTTGGAGCCTTTTCCGTTGGTTTTAGAGTCAAGGACGCCGTATATAATGAAGAAACCGACGGATTAGAAATAAAAGACGCCGAACTGTTTGAAGTATCAGTCGTTAGTGTTCCAGCTAACCAAACTGCTATGTTTTCTCTAGCTAAATCATTTGATTCAGATAAAGAGTACCAAGAGTTCAAAAATCTTTTTAAGAATAATAAAGAGGCTAATCAATTTAATAAAATTGAGACGCCACAAGCGACGGATAAAACCGTTTCACAGGAGAAACCTATGTCTACTGACAAAATCTCTCCTAATGCCGATATCGACTTGAAAGCATTTGCAGAAGAAGTAG